GCCTGCCATCGTCAGTGAGCCACAACGAAGCTGCGTAGCCGTGCAAGTGACCGTGTAGGCCGTGGCGTTTGATGCTGAGTCAAAGACCACCGCATCCGCAGACGTTGGGACAGATGCACCGCCACCGCCGCCAGAAGTTGCTGACCAGTTGGTTGTAGTCGTTGCGTCCCAAGTACCCGTACCGCCGCGCCAATACCGCGTTACAGCAGCAGGAGCAGCAGTCAAAATCGCGTTCGTACCACCTGTGGAGTTCGCTCCTGCGTAAAACTCGCCTGTGCTGGTGGCAGAAATAGTGACTGCGCCAAGTGCAAGATAGTCAACGCCGGAAACACGACTACCTACGAGTGAGATCCCTGTGCCAGACACTGTGACTACGTTACCTGCAGTACCTGTAACCGTCCAAGCTCCAACCGTTTGTGTTGTTACGCCAAGCGCGATGGTGTGAGCTACGGTCTTTGTGCTGGCAAGCTCGGTGAATTGATTGTTGCCGTTGATGGTAAGCGTAGATATGCCGGTTGTGCCGCCGATGGTAAGTTTGTTATACGACTGCCCACCCCCCGTAAATGTACGTGCGCCTGTGGTTGTATTAGACAGTACGATATTTGCGGTGCCTTTATAAAGGGTAAAGCCAGTAGTTGTGGTTAAATCCCACACAACAGTTGGAAATGGCGCAGCGCCGGTCAAAGTCCATGTGCCAGAACCCATTTTTAGGGTTCGTGCGGTGGTTACGCCGGTGCCTGAAAAAAACGATATTGTTACGTTATAAGTAACCGCATCAAAGGTGCCACTATTTAATTGTATTGCTTCTGTTGACGTATACGCATCAGCAAGTTGCACAGTGCCTGATACCGTATCAACAGTGATTTGAAATGGCAAAGTTTTGCCGGCAGATGTAATTGTTTGTGTGCCTCTTCCCAAAAAAGGAATAATACTGGAGCTGGCAGTTACAGTTAAACCAGAGCCTAACGTTACATTACCATATATGTTTCCACTAACGGCTAACGTCATTGCGCTTGTTCGCGCCGACGCATTCAACGTACCAATGTTCCACGTTTGATCAATAGTCACCGTCCCCGCAGATCCGGCGTTATCAAAGACTGCTGTGTCTTGAGCTAGGGGGAACTGATTGATGTCTACCGTGCCGCCTGACGATGAGGCCCAGCCTGTAGCACTCCAGTTCTGCGTACCCGCAAGGTTCCAATAGACCGTCTTAGACGTAAACGTGATGCCTGTGTTGCCGCCGCAGTCGCCTGCGCGTGTGGGGCTTGACCCTGCTGCTGCACCAGCAATCGTGATGTCTCGGAAGTCTGCATCTGTTGCCGTCAGCGTGGCTGCTGTCAGGGTTCTGGATGTTCCGAGGGTGTTAGAACGAAGAAAAAACCGCCATGTAGCAGCACCGCCACCAGCCCTAATCAATAACGTACCGTTTACAGTTTGATTTGCAGAAATAGTAGCGCCAGAAATACCCGCTGCTGTACCTTGACCATCAAAACTTAGGTTATTGAACGTGTTGGCACCATTACAAGCATGTGTCACTGTGCCTGAGTTTGCAGTAGCGCCAAAGTCTACGTTGTAAAACGTCAGCCCGCCCCCGTTAAAAGTTTTTGTACTATTAGCACCCGCAGCAGTTATGGTAGAAGTGCCTGCATTAAAAGTTAAGTTTGTTGTGGTAGAAAACTCCGCAAACGTCCCAGTAACAGTCAATGTGACATTACTTGAGCCTAACGTAATTGATCTGACGTTGGAGTTGTTAGACGCAATAATTCCTGAAGTTACGTTAAAGTTTTTAGTATCAAACCCGCCATTTGTTACAGTTAATGTGTTTCCACTAGTGTTTATTGCGTCAGAAAGTTCAACAGCGCCACCGTATGAATCAACCGTTATTGATCCCGGAAATGCTTTGCCAGCGCTTGTAATAGTCTGTGTGTTGCGACCAGAAAACGTTAGCGCCCCACTGGACAACGTAGTCCCAGAACCATTGGTCCAATTTCCATAAACAACGATTGTTCCGCCACCTGTGTTCAGCGTCATGGCGCTAGTACGGCCAGACATATCTACAGTCCCTGTGTAAGGAACTGCCGTATCCATCGTGATCGTGCCCGTCACCGATCCAGCGTTGGTGAAGGTAGCGGTATCTTGCGCAAGTGGGAAGTTGTCTGTTGAAGGCGAACCCGTGGAGGTTGTTGCCCATCCATTAGCAGACCAGTTTTGAGCACCTGCAAGGTTCCAGTACACTGTCTTGGCGGTACTTGCAGTGATGCCCCTGATGCCTCGTAGATCGCCCACACGGGTGCCGCTGATGGGGGCGGCAGTGCCGATGACGTACAGATCGCGGAAGTCCGCGTCTGTCAGGCTCGGCGCAGAGTTGATGGTCAGTGTTTGCGCGATACCGTAGGTGCTGCTACGAAACCAAACTCTGCGGTTACCTGCTGTACCTGTGGTGCCAAGGGCCCCGTTAAATGTCTGGTTGGCAGCAAACGTGACCTGACGTACACCCGCAGCAGATGGCGCTGTGACGGTAAGGTTGTTGAAGGTGTTTGTGCCGGTTATATTATGCGTTTGTGTGTTTGTATTTGTAAACGCTACATTGTAAAAAGTTAACCCAACACCAGCAAAATTCAAACTGAAACTTGAACAGGAAAACGTAGATGTCCCGGCATTAAATGTTATACCTGTTGTTGTAAAGTTAACAGGCGTACTTGATGCCGTGGTAATAGTAGAAGAACCTAAATTTACAGTTCTAGTTGATGCACCAGCACTCGAAAAACTAGCGCTATTGTTTACATCGGCGCACGTTATATTAAAGTTATTTGTATTAAAAGTACCTTGTTGCACTGCAACAAAAGGCTGCGTTGTAAGATTGAATCCGCCCCTTACGATTAACGCATCACCAAGGCTGTAAGTGATTCCTGCACCATTAACAGTAATGGGGGAAAATGTTTTCCCTGCGGTGATTAACGTTCCAGTGCCGGTAAAAGTAAAATACTCGTCGGCAGCATTAAACGTCATCCCCGCAACAAGGGTCACGCTACCGGCAACAGAAATTGCTGCGCTATGCGTCAGCGTTCCCGTGAACCCCGTGCAATCAATTGACAACGCCCCGGTGTTGCCTGCAGAGATCGTGCAAGTGCCGGTAGACAGGTTGGTGAAGAATACGGCGTCAGCGCTCGTCGGGACAGACGCTCCGCCGCCACCACCAGACGTAGTGGACCACTTAGTACCAGCAGTTCCATCCCAAGCTGCTGTACCGCCTACCCAGTACCTATCGGCCATTTAGCCCTCCAGGGGCTCTTCAACGGGAGGGGCAGACACAATGGCGATCCAGTTGTCCCGCCGCTGCTCTTTCATCGCCTGGATTTCAGCATCCGTATAGGTGTGGTCAACCGGCAGATGCAGAGCATCACGGAACACTCCGTAGGGCGTGTCAAACTCAAAGTCAATTTTGATCATCGCCCACTCCCATTAACCAGCGAGGCTGAAGGTGTAGGTTACGTTCAGTGTGTCTCCTGAAATAACACTGCGGTCGCCAGGGGCCTGAAAGTCTGCGGCAGAGAACAGCGTCCCCGTCGTACCACCCTTGGTGTTATCTGAGGTCAGGAACGCCCCACCAATGGTTGTAGTACCGTTAATGTTGAACGTAGCCGGGGAGGCGGAGTTGGTGACAACAGACGGATTAGCGTTGGTCGCCGCAACAAACGTAGCCGTCGGGCGGTTTGCGTTGGAGTACGTGGTGTTCTCCGTCCAACCAATATGGGAAGACATCGTATCGCTCGCAGCGGGCGTGTTTGACGCACCGGCACCATACAGGCCCAGATACCAAGTCGTGATCTGCGTAGTAGACGTCAGCGCAGAACCGGCCATATATTGCAGGCCGACGTTAACCACGAGGTTAGGCGTTTCTGCTTTCCACTTCAGATTGCCGTCTTTGTCAAAACACTCCACCGTGTACTTGCCAGTGGCCTTTGCTTTTTCGACAGACATGATGACTCCTTAATTGAAACGCAGCAACGCCGCAGTGGATGTGTTAGGCGGCATTTGCACTGTAAACGTAGCCGTTGATGTTTTGTCCGCGCCAAAGTCCAGTACGGCGATGGATTTGTCAGCCTTGCTAGAGTTGTAAATCAACCCGCCACGAGCGGTTAACGCGGCTGTAAACAGTGCATTGTCAAAGTTGACATACACAATACTAGGCTGAACAGTGTTGGCCGTAGTTGTGTTGATGGTCACGCCCGTCAGGACAACACCACCTGCTGAGTACCCTTCAGCCACAACTTCGTCCGTTGTGGTGTAAACCGTGGTTGTTGGGTTCAGCGAGGCTGATCCTGTGTACAGCGCCAGCTTGAGGACGTCCGTATCCAAATCATGCACCGCTTGCAGGATCTCCGCTCGGAATGAGTTTGTCAGCGCCTGAATAATCATCAGACCACCTCAGTCCGAAGCTGACCACTACGGTAAGCATCTTGACGGTTCTTGCCATCACCCAGGTTCTTCAGCAACGTCAGAGACTGAACATATTGCTTGTCCATCATGGCAACAAGATCCGGCTCTTCCTTCATGAACCGCGCAGCTTCTACCATCACGGCGTTGAACAACACCGAGTCAAAGTTGTCGCCCAGCCAAGACGTATTGCTGGTTACGATGCTTTCCGGATAGTAGAAGTAGTGCAGTTCTGCAGTCAGACCTACACTTGGGGTCGGGCCAAGGATGAATGTCAGTTCATCTGGATCGTCGCTGCGTGGGCCAAATATGGCGTAGTACTTTGGCGTACCAGTTGTTGACGGGTTGGGAAACGCTGAACGGATGAAGTTAACATCCTTGTTCAACAAGTACTCATAGTTACCCGAGACATCAACCACTGCAAGGCTAAACACAGACAAGAAATCTGTCGGCGCGGACAAATATTGGTTGCCCATTGTCAGCGTGCCCGTGACGTTCCTGCGCAAGGACGGAAGTTGCACCGCGTTGTAAATGCGCTGCTCAGCCAACTTCGTCATCGTGGCGAAGTCAGCCGCCGAGAAGCTATTCTCGGTGTAATCCTCAACAGCGGTTTTCAACTCGGTGTAGTTCATAGCTTACGCCATCGGCCCACGAGCCATTGTGCCCTTGGTTGCAGCGCCAGTCCCACGGATCTTGATGCCCGAGGTCTTGGTGGCAGGGGGCTTGCCCATGCCAATATTGCCAACAACCATGCAGATCTCATCCTTCAAGGTTTCGATCTCTTGGGGTTGCCCCGGCTTAGCGGGGGCGAGCTTCTTAGTCGGCAGCATGGTTCAGCCCGTCTTTTGGTTCATGGCACGCGCCAGATTTTTCCCGTACTTCATGCGGTCGTCCGTGGTTGGACCGCCCTTCTTGAAGCCCTTGGCGTCCTTGCCATGTGCCTTGCTAGCAGGCATCTTGGCGTGTTGTTCCAGCGTCATTTTCTTCATGTCCACTCCTTAGGTCACAGCTATGGTGACTGTACCAACTTGGCTTGTAGAAGCCAACCAATTCGGTGTCAAACCGTCGTCAAAACTTCTAGAGCCGCCTATGGGGTTCCAGTTCCACTGGATTACCCGATTGCCTTCACCAGGGAAACCTTCTTGATCCGGCGCTGTGCCAGATGTCGGGCTCGTCTGTACGCCGTTCGTGCCCGAAGCATACCAAGTGTTTGTGTCTGGCCGTGGGTCACGGATTGCCTGCGGGTCCGATACTGGGAACATACCCAGCAACAACTGCGGATGGTCAGGCGTCCAGCACTGCGGGCAAGCCTTGATCGCTGTAATCTTGGTCTTGATGACGCGATTCTTGAGCTTCTTCAGGTCAAAGCGGAACCCACAGACATCGCAGAAACCAAATGCCTTTGCGCCGTTTGCAAAGCGATTGCTCATGAGATGAAATACTGCCTTGGTGTGAAGCGAACAGCTGCCTTCTCACGGTCTTCGGTCGAAGCCAACTCCCAAGCCTCGTCGTACTGTGCCTTCAAGACCTGCATTCGCTCCATTGCACCGGGAATCTTCATGGACAGGTAGTAGGCCAGTCCTGACACCAACGCATTGAGGAAGCGGAAGGGTATGTCCTGCGTGTACGTGCCGCCCGCACCAGCGTCCTGAATCCTGCGAAGCCGCCAGTAGACGAGCGTGTATGTCTGAGAACTGTCCGGTACAGGCCACAGTGTAAACGTTGGTGCAGGCTGTTGACGATTGATCCAGATCTGGATCGGTCTTGCCGTTTGCAGCTTGTTGGGAATAGACGAGTACGTTGAGACGCTGATGCGCGATACAGCCAAATCTACTTGCGTAGACACATTGCCTGCGCCTGTGCGTATCACGTGCTCCAAAAGATCCACCGTATCGGCGGGAAGCGTGTAGGTAGCCGTACCAGGGGTCAGGACCTGTGAGCCTTGCTCGATGGTCCACATGTTGATGCCCCGGTTCGCCCACGCCGCCAACAACAAATTTAAGCTGCGACGAGCTGTCTTCAGGTCATACCCAGTGCGAAGCTCTGCTCCGCACCTTTCAAAGGCTTCTTCCACAATCTCATTAAGATCGGGGTTAAAAGTTGTTACGCCAGAAGTTGTCATGATGCTTTTCTAAAGAACCAACCCTTGGAGCGTCCATGTTTACGGATTGCTTGGGAGATTGCTTGCAACGTCACACCAAGTTCATCTGCCGCAGCCTTAAGCGTTTCCCATCGCTTTTGCCCGTGTGTTGTATGTTCCCCAACAACAGCAGTTGCCATATAGTTCAATGCGCCTTTTTGACGCGCACCTTGACCGTAGAAAGGGTTTTTTGCCCCCGCAATCAAGCCTTTGGCTTTCATCGCAGCAGAATGCTCTAGGCGTTCTTTACCCCTCCACGGGTTGTTTTTTACTACATTTGCACGATGCGACTCAGACAGTTTGCGCCCGGTTTGCCAACGAGACGCTGCAATGCTAACTTTTGCCGCAACTTCTGGATTACACGTAGGGCTAATATCTCCCCGGTCAAGTATGTTTACCAAAGCGCCGAAGGGTTTGAAGTGCGCAATGATTGCCGCTTCTTCTTCAATAGCCTGCTCTTGCGTAAGCCCCTCAGCCAAAAGTACAACTTTGTGACCGTACTTAGCCACCGTACGTTGCCAATGTGTATTGCGCCCATGAGTTGACCACGCACGCCCCCGCGTACCTTTACCAACGTAAAACACCGTCTGGTCAGGTTTGGTGTGGGCGTAGACGTAGTAGCTCATTACTTTGCTGTCAGCGCAGAACGCTTGAAGGCTTTGGCAGTAGGAGCGCCGGGAGAGCCCGGCTTGCGCATGGTTTCACCCGATCCAGCGGCAATCCGCTTGCGCTTGGCGTTGATGTTGGCATAGAGCCCACCACCCTCGGCGTACTCGGCAAAGTCCGTGTTGTCCCTGCGGGCATGGCGTTTCCCACCCTGAAGGAAGTCAGTGTTGTCACGGCGCTTCTTCAGTTCAGGTCGAATGTCACCCATGCCACGGCTCGGTCTCATACAAATTTTCCCCTAGTCTTGCCTTGACGCTCACAGCCACCGCCACGAACTTTTCCGCCGGAGGCGTAGCCTTTGACCTTGCCGCCGTGAGCCTTGCCTTCTGCTGGTAGATCTACAGGCTTACCGTATCCAGCACGGTTGCGGGATGTGCGTCCAGCATACTTTGTACCCTTGGGGTACTGATCAGCAACTTGCTGCTCCGCGTCCTCGGCCATTGATTCATCCATGTTTTCAATGTGCCGCCTTGCAGCATCAGCCGCTTGACCTTGCTTTTTGCCCGCCAAATACGCTGTTGTTTGCCAAATTCTTGAACTTGGAGACGAGCTTTCTTCTACTTTATTGCGAAGTTTTTGAGCACGCTCCGACTGCGTTTTTGCCGTTTCATTCCATCTACTTGGTTCAACGTAAGTAGGCATCTCACACCACCTTGCACTTGGTTCTGCCACGCTGGGCGCAGCCGTCAGCGCGAGAAGAAACTGAACCGCCCTTGGCAAGTTTGCGGCCTTCAAAAGCCTTCATGCCTTTGGCATTCATCTTGTCCTGCTCCATAGCATCCAATTCTGCGCGGATGCCAGCAGGGGGCTTCTCAGGGTAGCGCTTCCTGAGAGAACCAACTTCTCGTTTAGCTTCGGCTGCGTAGTCCATGATTTACCTCTCAGCAGGCTTTGCCGCCCATTGCCATCTTTACCATCTTGCCTTTGGTCTTGCCACGGGACTCAATGCCGCCGCCCATCATCTTCTTGCCCTTGGCTTCAGCCATCTCGTGCTTGATCATGGCCTTGGGAGCGCCCTTCTTCTTCATAAAGGACACTTCCTTCTTCATCATTTCCTTGGACTCTTTCATACTGCCTCCTTCGGCATGTGCTTTGGGACCAACAAACTTCTTCGCTACGCTGGGCGGGACGTCAGTTTTACCGGCCAAGGACGCATACATGAAGCGCCTTTGCTTTTCAGACTGGACTGGCATTAAATGTACTTCCCGCGAGTCTTCCCGCGTTGTGCGCAGCCGTCAATTTTTCGGACTTTACCGCCTTTTTTGAAGGCTTTGATATTGGTGTCAGGATTGGAATCATCCCATTCAAAAGGTCCTTCCATCGGGGTGTAATCCATGTCTTCCCCGGGGCTTTTAACATCTCTGTATGCGCGCTCCATAATTTTATTCATGGCAGCATCTGCAAGGCGCGACGTTACAGCACCTCGGGGATCTGCAACCGCTTTGCCTATTTCTCGAACTTGCGGAGAGGCCCCCATAGCGCCTAGCGCTTTGTCGGCTAAATAACCCTTCATTGCACCAAGAATAATTTTTGGAACCGGCATGTCACTCTCCAGAATTTTTGTGAGCCGCTACCAAGCGGTCCAGTTTAGTATCCAAACGGTCAAGGCGATCCAGAACACGGTTAATATCGGCATGGACTTCCGTTTTTGTGACGTATTCCTTGGCAATTTCTTCCCGCGTTTTGTTTAACAGGATACCAAGCCGGTTAATTTCAGCAGACTTCTCTTTCAAGATCCAACCCAGCAGACCAATAAAAACTGTGAGAAGTGTGTTCCATACAAGCGCGTCCATCTCAGCAGTTCCACGCCCTCAGGCTTTTGTTGATACGAGAATTCGGATCTTTGGCCGTCTTCTCGCTGGTCAGTTTGTTCTTCATTCCGGTCATCCGGGCGCAGAATGATTTCTTGCGAGGACCGCCCTCGGGTTGGGGCGCTTTCAGCCCAGGCTTGCCGGGGTTGGCCTTGTTGTAGGAAGCCCGCCCTTTGGCGTTGAGGCCACCAGCCTCAGACTTTCCTTCCTTGCGAGTCCAGGCTGGGGACTTAGCCATTGCGGCCTCCAAATGTTGTTGCGATTCTACTCATATTGTGTTAGTCGTCAAATACAAAAATTGGCCTCGTGCCGCCTGTTACAAGGGTGCCCACGTATATTCCCCCTGGCCCATAGATAACGCCTGCGCGAACATCAGACGGATCAGGGTAGAGCGAAATGTGCGCTGCTGCGCCTACAACAACCGCTCCCGCAGCTACTAGAACACCATCTGTGGCATGCGTAATGGCTTTGGCCGCACTGCCAACAACAATGGCCCCGGGACCCGCCAAAACCCCGGCAGTAGCATGCGCTCGGGTACGAGCCGCTGCGCCCGTTAAGGTGGTGCTTTGACCTGTGAGTGTGCCTGAAGTGGCGTGTGCGCGTGCGCGAACTGCCGCCCCGACAACCGTGGAGCCTGGGCCCGTTAAAGCACCAGTTGTGGCATGCGGGCGATTGAGCCTAGCGCTTCCCGCCAGTGTGGCCGTTTGGCCCGGTAGAGCACCAGTGGTAGCGTGTGCGCGGAATCGTGCTGCTGCCCCGGCAACAGTCGATCCGGGGCCTGTCAATACCCCAGTTGTGGCGTGTGCTCGGGTGCGGTTGGCAGTTCCATTGACTGCCGAACCAGAACCAACCAGCGCCCCGGAGGCGTCATGAATTACTGCCCCGCCAGCGAGCGCAAGCAGCAGAGACATGGTTTACTTACCTGAAGTAACCGAGCACAGCTACAGATCCACGGGGAGCGCCAGCAGTCGTTGCCGTACCGCCCGGAATCCGCAGGATGATGTGCAAGTATTCGCCGGGGTTGATTGGCAGCGGAGCATCGGCAAAGCTGCGCTGGAACCCGGGGGAGATCACACCAACAGCAGATGCAGCCAGCAAACTCTGAGCGCCCAGTGGGATTTTCCGAGCGATCTTGGTCGTGCCGCCTGCCGTGAAAGTGGCGGACTCCGTTGTCGCCAACGTGGATGCGGTAGAGCCGTAGCCAATCGCCCA